AATAGAGAAATAAAAGATTCATTATCCTATGCCATAGAAGACGCAGCTAATGACTTCTCTACTACTTACTGGACTTCGGATCAAGCCTTATCAAGATTTGTTTCGGTTAGAGCATGTCCTTCTCCTTTATCTAGCATTCCAAGTTTCAATAAAGCTCAATCGGCTACAAATGCAGATAGGATAGTAATTCAAGCAAAAAAGGATAATATGATGTTGATTGCAAAAAAAACAATGTATTTATCTGCTTCAAAAATACGACTAACTACAGATAAACATGATGTGGATTTTGATGACCTTGTAGATTTTGTTTTAGGCTTACATAGCGAAGTACAAGCATTAGCTAGCCCAGGAGGTATAACCACATCTCCTACTGGAGGGCCTTCTTTAGTTTCCCCACGACTACCTAGTATTATATCATTAAGACCCAAGTACACTATAAATCCTAGCAGAGGTGTTTGGGGTGGGGGATGTTCACAAGGATTTCCACAACCTCCCTCATTACCTTCGAATTTTAAACTAGGAACTGACGGATTATCTAGGGTAGCCCCTACAGGCTTTACAAATAGCATACCGGGAATGGATGGCAAAACAGGAGGTTCTATAACCGCATCTCCCGATATGCCGGGAGGTACCGATTCTATTGCAAATTCAATAGGTAATCCATCTGTCGACTTACCTAATTTTTCTATTAATCCTAACAACGCTCTACCCAAAATGAAACCGCCGGGAACTCCCGGAGGTGCTAGTAATCCTAATACAGAGCCTATTCCAGAAGTCGCGGGTAGCTCTACGGAACCAGACGGTTCTCCTGCTAATTTGCCCGATACGCCTCAAGGTGAAGGAACAGCTATACCACCTGAATCACCTGGAACTCCCGGAGGACCTAGTGGACCCGGTGAACCCGGTGAACCCGGAACAGGTAATCCGGATAGCGCTCCCGGACAGCCAGGCGGACCCGGAGGACCTAACGGACCGGGTGGACCTGGATCTCCCGGTACTCCTTTTAATCCGGAAACTGACTTAATTAATATACCGGTAGATTTCATATACCCTGATGGTAAATGCTATGGTCATTTATTTAAGATAGTTTCTATTCTTAAAAGTAAAAGAACCTTAGCAATAGTATCAGATGTTGTTTATTTGATATTAGTTATAAAAGAAAATTGTAAACCCGGTTGGTATATAGTAGGAGATAAATTCAAGTATAATACAGATATAGAAAAATTACTTTCAACCAACTTGTTTATACTAGAAGAATCAATGCTTGTAGAAAAAAAGATATTAGTTAATTCAGATTGTATAAGAAAAGAACTAGAAGTTACTTTATACGAAAATAATTACGCTCATTTATCTCACGAATTAGTGGACTTAAATAAAATAGTAGAGATTAATTTTTAAATTTATTATGCAGTTTAAATATTTATTATAAACATGGACAAGAATTCACTTATAAAATACTTAGTAAAAGAAATATCTCAAGAATTAAAGAAGGAGATAAAATCTATAATTAGAGAAGAATTTAATAATTTAAATAGTAAAAATACAAGCAAGGTAGTAGAAAATACTTATACTAGAGAACAAAGACCAATTAAATCTAATAGTTCTTTAGACTCTCTTCTATCAGGAACTACGCCTTTTAACAGTTCGGATATGGATTATGGTCCTTCAGTAACTACTGAAAATATGAGTATATCTAACTATTTACACGAACCTTTAGTTGATATGGATGGAAAAGTTGTATTACCTTCATCAGAAGGAGGTAATCTAATGAGTAAATTACTTTCTAGAAATTATACACCGATATTGAAAAAAGCAGAAAAAATAAAATAATGGCTAGAATAATATACAAGGCATATCCGCCTGATACGAAATTAGACAAAGCCGTTGGAATTTTATTACCTTTTAATAGAAATACATTTGTTAAAAGTGCTTTAGAAGCTTACAACAAAAAACCATCAAGAGATGTAGGACCTTTCAAACTATCCTACACTACCGAAGAGCAAGCAATTAGTAATTTAATAAATTTACTAATGACTAGAAAAAGTGAGCGATATATGCAACCTAATTTTGGAACAATTCTCAGAGATTTTGTTTTTGAGCAAAACAGTTCGTTTAATAGAGGTTTTTTAGAGTCTTCACTAGAGGAAGATATAGGATTTTGGCTTCCTTATATAGTTCTTAAAGATTTAAGTGTAGGTATTGGAGGTAATCAAAACTACGGGTATTCAGAGCAAGAAAATTCAGTTAATGTGAGAATAACATTTTCTGTTACAGAACGAGGCGCCAATAGAACAGTAGTAATCTATAATTCGGGTAATGATTTAGCCGCTGAAATATTATAAAAATGAGTAAAAGAAGTAATTTAATTAGTAAGGATGTAAAATATGTAAATAAAGATTTTGGAGAATTCAGACAATCTTTAATAGATTTTTCTAAAAATTACTTTCCTGATACATATAATGATTTTAATGAAGCCTCTCCAGGTATGATGTTTATAGAACTAGCTTCTTATGTAGGAGATGTTCTATCATTTTACACTGATATTCAGTTAAGAGAATCATTATTATCCACTGTACAAGAAAAAATAAATTTATACAATATTGCTAACTCTTTAGGATTTAAGCCATCTTTAATAACAGGAGCATCAGTAGATTTAGATATCTATCAAGTAGTTCCTTCTACCGGAAATGGACCTAATAACAAACCTGATTTCAAGTATGCTTTATCTATAGATTCTAGTTTAGTAGCTACAAGTGGAGAAAATATAACATTTAGAACAATTGAATCTGTCGATTTTAGGTACAGTTCTTCTTTAGACCCTACCGAAATATCTGTTTATTCTATTGATAATGCAGGAGAAGTAGAAAATTATCTATTTAGGAAAAAAGTAAAAGCAGTATCTGGAACTATTTTATCAAGACAGTTTAGTTTTGCAGCACCTAAACCTTATGATAAAATCACCTTACCTGAAAATAATGTTCTTGAAATATTAAGCGTAACAGATTCAGATGGAAATAAGTGGTATGAAGTGCCTTATTTAGCTCAAGATACCATACCAATTCCTGTACAAAATTTACCGCATAACGACCAAAATTTGTCGCAATACAGAGATTCTGCACCTTACTTATTAACTTATTTACAAACAGAAAGAAGATTTGTAACTAGGCTTAGATTAGATGATAGAACTGAAATACAATTTGGAGGTGGCGTTAGCAGTGAAGTCGATGAAGAAATTGTTCCTAATCCTTTTAATGTAGGGTCTGGATTAAATTATTTTGAAAGAGTTGTTGATTTAAGTATATCCCCGGAAAATTTTTTATACACAAAAACTTACGGATCAGCTCCTTCTAACACCACTCTTACAGTACAATACGCCATCGGAGGCGGTATTCCGGATAACGTTTCAGCAAACTCAATAACTACTATATCATCAATAAACGTACTAACTCCTTTAGGTGCTTTAGACTCGACTTTATATAATGCATCTATAGGTTCCCTTGTCATAAACAATCCGGAACCAGCTAGAGGAGGTATATCAGATAAACCAATAGAAACATTAAGAGAAGAAGCTATAAATCACTTTGCTTCTCAGAACAGAGCGGTAACAAAAGATGACTACATGGTCAGATGTTACACTTTGCCTCCTAAGTTTGGAGCAGTAGCTAAAGCTCACATTGAAAGGGATGCCCAAACTAGAGCTTATGGAACATTTGATTTTATCCCAAATCCATTATCACTTAATTTGTATTTATTAGGATACGATAATAATAAGAACTTTAGCCCTTTAAATATGGCAGTAAAAATGAATCTTAAAAATTATCTATTACAATACAGGATGTTAACTGACGCTATAAATATAAGAGATGCCTTTATTATAAACATAGCTATAAGTTTTGAAATATTGACATCCGCTACATATAATTCAAATGAAGTTCTTTTACAATGCTTATCTAATCTTAGAGATTACTTTTCTAATGATAAAATGCAGATAGGTCAACCTATTTATATAAGTGAAGTTATGTGCTTAATCAAAGATGTACAGGGAGTGAAAAATATACTAGCATTTGATATACATAATAAATACAAGGAGGATGAAGGATATTCCGGTAATTACTATGATATAGCTACAGCAACTAGGAATAATATATTATACCCCGCATTAGATCCTTCAATTTTTGAAGTTAAGTATAAGAACAGAGACATATTAGGAAGAGTAGTAAATTTAACATAAAATGCAGTATTCAGTATATCCAATAAGAGACGCCACTATATATGAAGGGAAACCTGATTTAAATTCAGGTTTAGATTCAATAATAGAGTTAGAAAAGATATCTCATAATGTTGCAGATGCTAATGATATTTTCTATAATTACAATTATAATTCTAGGATATTACTCCAAATAGATTCTAACGAAATAAATAAATTAATTCAGAATGGAACTATTGGAAAGTCAAGCAAATACTATTTAAATTTATTTTCAGCACAGGCCGATAATTTAGCTTTGACTTACTCTTTATACGCATACCCTGTTAGTGAATCTTGGAGTCAAGGAAAAGGATACTACAACTCTTCTCCTCAAATTAAAGAGGGTGTTTCATGGACTTATAGAAATGGCTCTTTTAATATGACAGGTAAACGGTGGACTTCCGGTTCATTTGTCGCAGGAACTACCGGCTCATACGTGACACAAAAAGGAGGGGGTACATGGTATCATCAAAGTGGTTTCGTAGCATCGCAATCTTTTGACCAAGAAAGTCCGGATTTAAGAATGGATATCACTAGAATTGTTCATAAATGGATTTCAGGCTCTATTCCGAATAATGGTCTTATCTTAAAAAGAAGTGACAGCGATGAAAAAAGTTGTGAAGTAATGGGATCTGTTAAATTTTTCAGCAGGGAAACTCAAACTATATTCATTCCAAGATTAGACATTGTATGGAATGATGCAGACTTCTCAGGAACTTCATCATTCTCTCAAGTACCAAACGAAGATTTCATTCTACATTTCAAAAATAAAAAAGCATCTTATTACCCAACAGATAAAACAAAGTTTAGATTTTTAGTAAGAGATAGAATCCCAGTTAAGACATATTCTACATCATCAAATTACATGTTAAGTAAAAGATTACCAACATCTTCTTATTATGCAATACAAGATGAACAAACATCTATGTATGTTGTTCCATTTGATGATAGAAATGTAATAAGTTGTGACAATAAAGGAAATTATTTCAAATTAGATTTTAATACATTCCTTCCTAATCGATATTATAAAGTTCTAATTAAAGTGAAGATGGATGGAGGAGACATTGAAAAAACAATTGATGATTCTATATATTTTAAAGTTAGTAAATAGTGGAAGAGAATAATATCATAAATATACATAGATTATCAGATCCAAACAATAAAAGATCAGGTCCTAACTTATCTACTGGAAATTTTACTTATTTAAATGGAGACATATATAAAGGTCAATATCATGTGGATGAGTATGGAAAATACATGTCCGGAAGATTTACTACGGAAGAGTCCAAAGAATTAATAAAAATTGGAGATGCATTAGATGTAAATAATAAATTAGAAATATCTCTTCCCGTCCCAAAAAATGAAATTAGTACATCTGGTGAAACTGATGATTATGTGAATTATAAAATTGTTAGAAGGTACGAGGGAAATGTAGAAAAAGTCATCTTCGGAACAATAAATGAAAGATTGCCTGAAATAGAAGGACAAAATAAAAATAGATATTCCACTGAAGATATAAAAAAAGCTAATAAACCAAAATTAAAAGTAAATCTTAAAGGAATAAAATATGTTCCAATAAGTTATAAATTACAAGGGACTACCTTATCTGTAGATCCTGGGTATTATTTTATAAGACCTGAAAAAGTTATCGTTTCTGACTTTATACTTTCTAAAATAATTGATGCAAATTTTAATTATTTTATTGGAGGTAATAATCAAGCATTAACAGATATTTCGGTATGTCTTATTCCTAATAATGAGACATTAGAAGTTATGATGTTTGAAAGAAATAAAACATATAACGATGTAATATCCATTGAACGAGTGGATTTCTCTGAATTAGCTACTTATCCATTAGGTACATTTGTTAAAATTGCCGAAGTTGGAGCAAGACCATTGGAAGGATACACTTACTATTTTATAAACACAAATAATAATGGAAATTGTCTTGACTTATCTTCATCTTGGACACCTGCTGTTAGGAAAAAAGTGAGAAACATCGTTGATCCTATGGTTCCGATTATTAACAACATCCCATCAACTATCATTAATAATATTCCGGCCGAACCTTTTGTTATTATTGTTAGTGGCTCTGAAGGAAGACCCGGTAAAGATGGTAAAGATGGATTTAATGTAGTCGGAGGAGGCTCAATACCTTTACCTGGACCTCAAGGACCTGCTGGACCCGCTGGTAAAGATGGTAAGGATGGTAAAGATGGTAAAGATGGAGCTAATGGACAGCCCGGAGCTAATGGACAGCCCGGAGCTAATGGACAGAATGGAACTAACGGATTACCCGGACAGAATGGTCAGCCGGGACAAAATGGTCAACTTGGCGGACTAGGACCAATAGGACCGCAAGGACCTGCTGGACCTACAGGAGCATCTGGAACTAATTCTCTTTGTCCTGAATGTCCTAAAGATAATACAGGCGGAGGAACAGGTACAGGTGGAGGAACAGGAACGGGAACAGGCACTGATACCGGAGGAGGAACAGGTACAGGCGCAGGAACAGGTACAGGTGGAGGAACAGGAACGGGAACAGGCACTGATACCGGAGGAGGAACAGGTACAGGCGGAGGAACAGGTCCTGATACAGGGGGAGGAATAGGAGGTACAGACACAGGGGCAGGTAATAAGTACTGGAAAGTTTATTCGTGTGATCCTAAAAAAGGACAAGGTTACACTCCAAATGAACCGCAAAAAAATCAAGTGTATTTAAACAGTAGTAATACTGGTTTATATTATTGGGATGGTTCGGCTCCTGAATTCTTAAAAACTACTAGTGGAGTAACTATATTTACATCTCTTACAAAATTAGGCAACGTTCCAATCTGCCCTGGTTCCGGAGGTGGAGTAGGTTCCGGAGGGCCTGTAGGTAGAGATATAACTATTTACGAACTACATCCGTGTGATGGACAAGGGGGAAGTATTTTTACTTACGAAACAATGAATACTATAAATCAAATAGCAAATCTAACAACTGGTTTTTCTTCCTCTAAAACTTATCAATATAGAGGACAAAGTTACGTTATTAAAGAATCAGAGTTAGGCGCTAGAAAAGTAATTAATGTTAGTATAGAAATAGGTAATTTTGAATGTCCCACAACAGGAACAGGGGGAGGTACAGGTAATGGTGGAACTTCCGGAGGTGGTGATGGTGGTACAGGTGGTGGAGATACCGGAGGAACCGGAGGGTCTGATAGGACAGGCGATAGAATTTATGGTTCGGGCATTCCAGGAAATACCATAGAATTTGGTAATTACTCTAATGTATCGAATAATCAAAATAATCAGATATGATAGATAGATTCGTAAATAAAGATAAGATAAAGGATTCGTCATCATTAATTGAAGGAGTATCATTTGATTATGAGCCATTCATGAGTCTAGACATATCAAAAGCAATAGTAGATGAGATAAAAAATCCATTCTCCATAGATTCTCATGTTTATAATACAAGTTATGATTTAGTTAAGTCAGCTTATAATGTAAGAAATGATTTTGATTCTACTTACGATGATATAAATTTTGATGTATGTAAATTATTTTTTGATTCAGAAATATTTGAGGGAACTTATAAAATTTGTTTTAACTTTCTTTATAACATTTTTGGAAATATAGATAATCAGTATTTTTATATTCAAGAGATTAGCCCGGATGAGTTAGAATTAAAATTAGCTATTCGGCCGACCTATTTAAAAAATAATCCGGATGTAATAAGTAAACTAGAATTATTCAAAAATAAAGTTTCTTATTTAAGAACTTTAGGCTTTATTAATAATATTGTACTAAATTTAGGAGAAAATAAAATTTACTCAATTATAAACATAAAAGTTGATTGTGATAATGAGTATGTTATTTATGTTAAATTATTAAGGCCTATAGAAAATTTAAAAACAGGAAATTTATTACATATTTGTTATAAAGTAGCCGAGGATTATTTTGATTCCTTTACGGTTACTTCTCCTGAAATAGTTAGTGAGCCTAGGACTTTAACACCTAATTATTCCGTAAATACTCCAAGTGGTGAATCTACTAATTATAATACATGGAATAGCTTACTCCCTTCTAAAGACGAAAATATTTACCATTATTGGGATACTCTATTAGATTCAAATTATGAAACAGCTAATACAATTATAAATAGAGTTATATCTTCATCAGCTTCTGTTCCTTTAAATATAGATTACTCTACGTTTTCTAATTTTGTATTTTACGGATCAGCACAAGAAAGGTTAAAAAACTATAATTATAAACTACAATTAATTGAATTTTACAATAGTCAAAGTAATGCAATAAAATCAAGCAATTCTTCAGGAAGTAATTTTGGTATTGCGGACCATAACAAAATAGTAAAAAGATCTTATCAAGTTAAGAATAGTTTCGATGAATTTGAGAATTATCTATACTATTCTTCTGGAAGTATTTTTTCCTATGACATAACAGGCAGTATTACTCCGGCGCCAAAGTATATAGCTCAAAATAAATATTACAATTATCATATAACATCTTCTGCATACAATTATTGGTATTCGTCATCTTTGTCGAAAGCTAGAAAGTTTGATAGTACAAATTACAACACATTATACGAAGCAACTCCAGGTCACATTGTCAATGACTCAGACAATTCGGAATACTTTGTTTTTCTTGATATGATTGGTCAGCATTTTGATAATTTGTATGCTTTCACCAAAGAATTAACATCCATTCACAGGAGAGACGAACATCCTAAAAGAGGTATTCCTAATGAACTTTTAAAGACCTATGCTAAGTCTTTAGGTTGGGAGGTAAATAATGGATATCAACTTAGTAATCTTTGGTTATATAAATTAGGAACAGATAATACAGGAAGTTTTTTAGAGACAGGAACTTTAGCTTCTCAGGCCCATGAATATTTAACACATCAAATTTGGAGGAGAATAGTAAATAATATACCTACTCTCCTAAAAACAAAAGGTACGGAACGAAGTTTAAAATCATTACTATCTATATATGGTATTCCTCAAACATTAATTAGTATTAAGGAGTATGGCGGAGCAAGACCTCCTAAATATAATCCTACGCATAAAAGTTACAGATATCAGTACTTGTTAAAATTTGACGGAAATCAATTCGTTAAAATTCCTTGGGGACAATCTATATCTCCTAATGAAAATCAAGTATCCGCTCCTAGAGTTTCGGAATTTAGATTCAATACAACAAATTCATCTAGTCTTAGTATGAGTTTATGGTCTATAGAGGATTCTAAAAATAGTGATAAAGTATATAGTAATTTAGAATTGGTAAGTTATAGAGCTTTTTCTACTTCATCTAGGAGTGGAAGTTACGCTTACGGCTTTTTAAGATACAAGAACGCGCAAAGTACATCTAATTCTACATCTTCTTTCTCTATAAAAACAATACAATCTCAATATTATCCATTTTTCGACGGAGACGCTTGGAATGTTAGGATATACACAGATAGAAATATAACAGATACTAAAAAAACAGGTTCTATACACATTGAATGGAAAAAATCTAGCGGTAATTTTGAAAATTGGATTAGCTTTTCCGGTTCCATGGTTGTTACAGCATCTTCTGATATAGCATTTTCTTGGGGTTCTACTAGCTCTTTATCTACTCCTCACAATATCATATTAGGAGGATCTACGGGTAGTCAACACGCAGGAGTTAGAGCAAGTAGGTATAAAGGATTTCTACAAGCATACAAGGACTACAGTGATATCTATTCAGAAAAAGTATTTGAAGAACATACATTAAACCCGGCAGCTTACCATGGTTCTTCTTACACATCATCCTTTGATACGCTAAATAGATTCTATCCAATGGGTGTAGATGCTCTTAGATATGACCATTCTACTTATATATTTGTATCTTCTAGTCATCCTAATAGAATAAAATCACAATACACTACAGCTAGTTTTAGAGGATTTACAGGGTCTCAAGAAAATCAATATAAACCTTATTCAGAAATTTATTACAGCTACTCACCTTCCATAGGAGCAAGTGTCATAAAAAGCGATAAGATACGAATAGAAGAATCTTTTTATACTAATCAATTATCCCCGGAAAAAAGAGTACAAATAAACACCTTTGATACAGACCCTGTTGATTCAAATAAGTTAGCCGTAGTATTTAGCCCAACGGATCAAGTAAATAGAGATATAGCAAATCAATATGGAGGTATAGATTTGGATAATTTGATTGGAGACCCTTCTGATTTATATAGGGATGAATACAATAACCTTAGAATAAACAGAGAAAATTATTGGAAGAAGTATAAAAATAGAAACAATTATAATAAATACATAGAAATATTTTCCCTGTATGATTATTCTATATTCGAGCAGATAAAGCAACTAGTTCCAGCTAGAGCAAATCTTATTGCAGGTATTTTATTAGAGGAAAATATATTAGAGAGGGCTAAAGTCGCAAGAAAAAATCCTTCCATGACTAATCCGCAATACGAAAAAACAATCATAAAAACTGATAGTCAAGTTGGAGAATATATCTTGTATACAGGTTCTATAAGCTACGCACCTCCGGTAGAAATATCACATAAAAAATATACAGCATCCTTAGATTTTAATCTATTACCTGATTTTGAACAAATAAAATATAGCACAAGTACAGACATGCCTCCTGATGTGGAATTAGAGTACAGGAAATATAAATCAGAATTGCCTGTAACTGTAACTCCCGATTTTAAGCATGAAAAAATAACATCCACTTTAGATTATTATGATGGATACTCTTTACTATTTTCAGATTTAGATTCTCATAAAGTTAATCAAAGTGGAAAATTATATGAATTCGGCGGGGAAACATACTTATATAAATATGAAAATCTAATGGACACCATAGAAATGAATAGAGATATGAGATACATGTACTCTATATCAGAAAATGGAAAATTAGAAGAAATACAATCAACAATAAATCCAGATAATGATGTATTCAATATAGATTCACAAAATTCATCTTTACATCTAAATAACATCTCTAACATATCAAACATAGGAACATTAGAACATGTAAAAGGAATTATTAGTTTATATAATACAAATGGAGTAAATGATGAAAATGACATTAATTCAAACATGGAATCATTATACTATTTTGATGATGAAAGGAATTTAATTGAAACATACGCAACTTTAAACAGGCATTTATCGTTTATAGGAAATGTGTTGCATGTTAGCGGATCTACAGAAGAAAACATTGCTTATAGATTTAAAAGAAATGGAACATACAAAGATAGAATATTAAATAGAAGAAAGATTAATTTTTATGATGGAAACACAAATGTAATTTCAAATGATTTTAAATTGGATTCATCATGTTATAAGATAGAAAATATAGTGGGTAAAGTTACTAATTTCAATATCAATAATTTTTACAATGACAACAATGCATATAGTTATGTTTTGTCATCTAGTTTCCATAATTTTAATTCTACACTAACTAAATTGCAACTAAAAGAATATTTATATAAGAATGAATATGTAATAAATGATGCTGGAAATATTTATAGGAATAAATTGTATGTTACTCAATCTATTATAGAATCTGAAAAAACTAATTTAGCATATAAAAAAGTAGTATATCATTACTCATCTAGCACCGCCGTAAATTATTCTTCACAATATCAAAAAAATTTAAACCTGGCGACATTGATAAACACAAAAAATTACTATTCATCTTCTCTAGTTCCTACTAACTACCAATACGTTGAAGACTCTGTACCTAATAGACTTAGATTCACTGGCTGTAAATTAACCGGATTAGATTTTAATGTGGATACAACGGACACTATTGACGGCGGACCTGTTGTAGAATACAGAGAGGTTAGCGCAAATCAAATAATAGTGTAAAATATTATATTTCAAAGTATTTATTATAAAACAAACAAAATGGGATACCTAAACAATAACCAAATAACAGTAGATGCTATTTTAACCCGCAGAGGACGGGAATTACTTGCACGAGGAAGAAATGAATTCCAAATTACACATTTTGCATTAGCCGATGATGAAATTGATTATTCATTATGGAATACAGATCATCCACTAGGTACGGCATATTATGGAATTACCTTAGAGAACATGCCATTAACAGAAGCTGTAGTGGATGAAACTCAAATGATGAAGTATAAATTGGTTACGTTACCTAAGAGAACGGTTAGAATACCAATTATATCTGTAGGTCAAACAGCAGTGACTCTAACAAACGGAGAAGAAATAACAATATCTCCAAGAACTATAAATTTTGAAGGCGGAAATACTACTTTTGGATATACCGCAACTTTATCTGATAGCGATGTTGCTTCCTTTGTTGGTGTAACTAGAACTCC